ACAGCAGGCCCGCGCCGCTCTCTCCGCGCAACAGTCTGCCGGCGGCGTCGCCCACATGGGCCCGGATGACCAGCTCGAGGCTGTCCCGAAGACGGGTGCGACGATCGACGCTGAGTCCGGACGGCCCCTCGCCACGATGATCGCGTCCGCGCTCGGATTCCCCGTCACCACGCTCCTCGCTGACCCTGGCCAGACCGGGGCGCGTGCTGTCGCGGAGACCCTCGACCAGCCGACCGAGCTGGAGATGGGTGGCCGCCGTGAGGTGTGGACCGAAACGTACCGGCGTGTGATCGGGTATGTGATCGATCAGGCGGTCCTCGCACCCCAGGGCCCCCTCCACGGCAGTGTCACCGTGGACGCGTATTCGGGTCGGGAGACCGTCACGATCGGTGGGGTCGACGACCGCACGTTGGACATCGTGTGGCCCGACCTCGGCAAGACCCCGATTGAGACCTTGGTGAACGCGATCGTCGCCGCTGATTCGACCCAGAAGATGCCACCCGTAGAGACTCTTCGTCTGCTGCTGCGTGCCCTGAACGTGCGGGATGTGGACGAGATCATCGAGACGATGACCGACGGCGACGGGAACTGGGTCGACCCCGACGTGACCGCTGCGGATGATGCTGTGCGCCGTTTCGAGCGGGGCGAATAGTGGCTATCACCGCCATCACAGTGCGCCTGCAGTCTGAGCTGCGGCGCCTCACAGACGGGTACATGGACGCTGTGACTCGTGCTCTGGTCGCCCGCTGGTCGCAGGCGTGGCACGAGATCAGTGCTGAATGGGAGCTGGTGGTGGGTGAGATCGTCGCCGCCCGCTCGACAGGAGAGGTGCTGCATCCGGCGCAGATCGCCCAGCTGGCCCGCACGCAGCGCGCCCTCACGGTGACTGCGGACAAGCTCACCGAACTGGTGGGGGAGTTCGAGTCGGTGCTGGGTGAGCCGCTGGAGGAGATCGTGCGCCGGACGGCGGACATGACTTCCCAGGTCGTCGCCTCGCAACTCCCGGACCTCCCTGTGTTTCAGTCGTTCACCAGGGTGGATGCGGCGGCGATGCAGCAGATCATCGACCGCACCATGAGCCGGATCGTCGCGGACAGCATGCCGCTCGCCCCGGACGCCCTGGACGCGGTGAAGGCGTCCCTGATCCGTGCTGTGCCTGCTGGCTGGCATCCGGACAAGGCGGCCAGGGAGATGTTGAAGCGCACCCGCACCGGGTTCAACGGGGGACTGGCCCGCGCCATGCGTATCGCCCGCACCGAGCTCCTCGACGCGCACAGGGCGGCGAACCACGACCAGATGCGAGCGAACGACACCGTCACCTCCTGGATCTGGTGGGCTCAGTTGGATGCGACGACGTGCCCGTCCTGCATCGCCCAGCACGGCACCGTCCACCCCAAGGACGAGCCGGGCCCCCTCGACCACCCCAATGGACGATGCACGGCGTTGCCGAAGACGCAGACGTGGGCTGACCTCGGATTCCCCGACCTTGACGAACCCGCCGACCTCATCACCACGGCTGAGGACTGGATCCGCGACAACCCCCAGGACGCACTCCAAGCCCTCGGGGCGGACCGGTATCAGCTGCTCATGGACGGCCGCATCACCATCTCCGACCTGTCCACCCTGACCACGAATGACGGGTGGCGGGACTCCTACCAAGCCACCCCACTCGCAACGCTCCGGAAGGAGACCACATGACCCTCCTCCACGAGTCAGGCACCCTCACCGCAGCACGCAGCGGTAACGCGACCGTCACGATCATCACCCCCGGCGTCGGCAGCTCCGGCACTTACCCGCGGGAGACGATCGAGCAGGCCGCGACGGACCGCGTGTTCCACGCCGGTCTGCTCATGTTCGCGGATCACGCCACAGAGGCGGACACGTGGGCACGCCCGGAGGGGTCGATCACGAACCTCGTGGGAGTTCTCGCGGAGGACGCCCGGTGGGACTCGAGCGCGGACGGGCTGGTCGCTGAGGTGCGGATCTTCGAGCACTGGAAGCCGATCATCCGCGACATGGCCGAATCGATCGGTGTCAGCATCCGCGCCGCCGGCGAGGTCGAGGAGACCGCGGACGGTCATGTCGTGAAGCGGCTGACCGAAGCCCGCTCAGTCGACTTCGTGACCAAGGCAGGCCGTGGGGGTCGGGTGATGGAAGTCCTCGAGTCCGCACGCCCGACGACGCTCGACGAGATCACGGACCTTTTCCGCCCGAGCGGGTACCAGAACCACATCGGGTGGGCGGCGGTCGGAGAGAGCGGCCCAGAACTCATCAACTTCAAGGCTGGCCGACAGCTCGCCCCCTCGACGATCAGCGAAGGAGCGATCACCCCAGAGGGGATCCTGCGCGGAACAGTCGCCCCCGCCCGTGGCATTGAGACCAACCCGGCACCGGCGGGGAAGGAAGCAGCAACCGAATCCCAGGAAGGAACCCTCATGGGACACATCCAGATCGAGGAGTCCGCACACGCGGCACTCACCGAGAAGGCCAGCCGGGCAGACACGCTCGAAACGCAGCTGGCCGAAGCCAACACCAAGATCGAGACCCTCGAGGCGGAGACCTCCGACCTCAAGGCAGAAAAGACCCTCGCCACGATCCGCAAGGTCATCGACGACGTCTTCGAGGCGGCAGGCGTCACCGCCCCCACGATCGCCTCGACGCTCGCAGAGACCGTCATCAACCGATACGGCGGCGACGAGACGAAGGCGAAGGAAGCAGCCGAGTCGCACGTCGCTGAGCTCGCCCCTGCCGGTGGCGTCACCAACCTCGGTGAGTCCCGCCCTGCCCACACCCCCACCCAGTCCGACGACGAGGCACCCACCTGGGACGAACTCGCCGCAGTGAAGGGAGCCTGACCATGGCGAAGAACCAGCTCTACCCCGAAGCGAAGCACATCACCCTCACCGCCGACCAGGACTACACCAGCGGTAGCCCCGTCGCGATCGGCGCAGTCCGCGGTGTCGCGATCATCGACGCCCACGAAGGCGACCGCGTCACCATCTGGACGGACGGCTCCTGGAGCATCCCCGTCACCGGCGCCCTCACCGAGGGGCAGGTCGTCTACCTCAACGCCTCGGGTGCGCTCACCGCGACCGCGGGTGACACGGCGTGGGGTGTGTCCCTCGTCGTGAAGGCGACCGGCACCGGGCCCGCCGAGGTCAAGCCGTTCGGCTACGTCGCCCCCACCCCGGCATCCGCCGGCTGACCCGCCCACAAGCACAGAAGGAGAAACCCATGAACATCGATCTTCTGGCTGAGGCGGACTTCCGCACAGCCCCCAACCTCAAGGCGAAGATCCTCTCCGCCGCGAAGCTCTTCAACGAAGCGCAGAAGGGCAAGCATCTCGCCGTCGCCAGCTTCAAGGAGGCGATGACGACCAGCGACTTCCCCCTCCTGCTGAACAAGTCCTTCGAGGTGGAGGCGGTTCAGGCGCAGAAGGACGCCGTCAAGGAGTACGACGCGTTCGCGCTGGAGAAGAAGACGCCCGACTTCCGACCCAAGAAGCTCCGCGACCTGTACGGCAACACCGAGTTCGAGCCCGTGGCCGAGGGTGAAGAGTACAAGCACGACACCCTCGACGAGCTGGACTTCGAGTACAGCGTCAGCAAGTTCGGCAAGGCGTTCGGGTACACGTGGGAGCTCGACCTGTCCGGTGACCTCACCGACATGGCGGACTTCCCGAAGCGTCTCGGCAACGGTGCGGTGGAGCGTTCCAACCGCAACGTGTTCGAGACGTTCGTGTCGGAGACTGGCCCCCGTGCGGACTTCTTCTCCACGGTCGACACGAAGCCGCTGTCGCCGGACAACCTGCAGGCGGCCGTCCAGTCGTTCGCGCTGAAGGAGGACTGGCGTGGCGACCTCGTCGACACCAGCGGCCTCGTGCTGCTGGTTCCGCCGTCGCTGCAGATCGAAGCGAACCGCATCATCAATGCGGCAGAGCTGGAGCTGCAGGTGACGGAGGGGTCGAAGGTGACGAAGACGCGGATGCAGAACCCGTTCCGCGGCCTCGTCACCGTCGTCGTCGCGAAGTGGCTGACGAAGATCGACCGCTCCGCGACTCGCGGCACGACCTGGTACCTGCTGTCGTCCAAGTCGGGCGACCACCCGGCGGTCGTGCACGCTCAGCTGCTGGGCCACGAGAACGTCGACATCCGGGTCAAGCGTGACCAGGGTGAGCGTCCCGGTGGCGGGTCGATCCCGGTCACGGAGGGGTCGTTCAACGACGACACCATCTGGTTCCGGGGTCGTTCCGTGGACGGTGCCGCGAAGGCGTACCGGGATCTCGATTCCGGTCACGCGCTGGTGGCGTACGCGTCCAAGGGCGCCTGAGGCTGAGGGGAGGAGGCGCAGATGGCTGAGATCATCGACTACACGACTGAGGTTGGCCAGATGCGCCTCCTCCTCGCAGACACCGACCCCAACAGCCTCGTCCTGACGGATGAGCAGGTGGAGGGGTACCTCGCGATCGAGCGCCACAACCTCAAGCGTGCCGCGGCGGCGGCGCTGGATGCGATCGCTTCGTCTGAGGCGCTCGTGTCGAAGGTCATCACAACGCAGGACCGTTCCACGGATGGGGCGAAGGTCGCGGATGCTCTGCGGAAGCACGCCGCCGCACTCCGAGCCCGTGCCGATGCGGAGGAAGGGGTGGAGGAGGAGTCGTTCTTCCTCCTCACCGAACCTCTCATCCCGGCGAAGGTGGAGGGTGAGGAATGGCGCCGCTGAGCACCACCCGCATCATGCCGGACAACTGGTCGGAGCATCATCGGCCGGCGGCGGAGGGATTCCTCACCGGCCTGTGCGACGCACGCAGGGCAGACCGTCCGGGCGGACCTACCGGCATCATCTACGGCACACCCGTATGGGCCGCGAAGCCGTGCTCCGCGCAGTTCCTGTCCCAGTCGACCCGGCCTGTCGTCGTCGTGGATACGACTGAGGTGGAAGTCACCCACCGAGTGAGCGTGCCGATCCACCTCACCGATGTCGGGTACGGCGACCTCATCACGATCACCGCGAACCCCGACGACCCCCGACTGACCGGGACGATCCTGACGGTCGTGCTGGTGGAGTCCGGGACGACGAACTGGACCCGCGACCTCGCGTGTGTCGAAGCGAACCGGAGGGCGTGATGGGTGCAGACGCTTCCGAGCTGCGGGCGTTCGCGGCTGACCTCCGCAAGACGTCCGGTAGGGCGCAGAACATGGCCCGGCAGGCGGTTGCGAAGACCGCAGCGGACATCACCGCTGACGCGAAGGTGTTCGCCCCTGTGCGGACGGGGAATCTGCGGGCGAGCATCGGCCACGACATCACCACCGACAGTACGGGTGTGGAGGCGGAGATCGGCCCCACCGCCAGCTACGCCGGGTATCTCGAGTGGGGGACTAGCCGCATGGCACCCAAACCGTTCCTCGGCCCCGCCTTCGACCGACGTGTTCCCACGTTTGAGAAGACGATGGGGATGCTCCTCGACGGGACGATCACATGACCACCGAGGAACTCATCACCCACCTCACCAACCGTCTCGCACTCACGGGCGCTCTCTTGCACGACGGGCACGTCGATGACGACCTGCCGACGTTCCCAGGGTCGACGATCATCCGCCCCTACATCGTCATCTGGACGATGCCCACCAGAGAGGGTGCGGAGCAGGACCTCGCCTACACGCACCAGGACTCCCGATCAGACCTCACCATCACGGTCGCAGCAGCATCCGTAGAGACGGTCCGGCACCACGCACAGCAGACGATCGGGCTCCTCAACCGGCAGACCCTTCCCGGTGGTGGGGAACTCAGACATTCGGACCCGCATGTGCCCATCCAGTGGGACACGACGATCACACCAGGCCGGTTCTACCAGCCCCTCAGTTTCATGCTCATGCAACCGTAACCAGCCCCCCGCCTGGCCCTCACCGATCCGGTGGGGGCCTTCCGCATTCACGAAGGGAAACCCATGGCCGACAAGATCCCGGCGAAGGACTTCGTCCTCGTCATCGACACCCGCACCCAGAAGAAGTCCCGCGTCCCCGCGCACTTCCTCAACCTCTTCCCCTACCTCAAGCCCGCCCACGAACGGCCGGCACCGATCAAGCCTGTGGCAGAACCCAAGGCCCCCACGGCCATCACCAAGAAGGAGAGCTGAACCATGCCTCGCTCACTCGCTGAGGGCCGTACCAAGCTGGCCCTGTTCCCCACCAAGCCCGCCAACCTCAACGCTCTCACCGCGGCAGAGCTGAACGCGGCTCTCGACGCGTCCTGCCGCATCATGGGGTCCGACTACAGCGTCGGCGCGGCGGCATCTGAGACAGTCGACGAGCGCGCACTCTGCACCGACAGCAATGCGCAGGCGCTAGGCGTCTCGAACTATACGTTCGAGATCACGTCGTTCCGCTACTTCACCGCCGACGGAGCCGCCGAAGAGGCGACCACCGGTGGAGATGACCCGGATGACGTCGGCGATTCCGTCTACCAGACGCTCAAGACGAAGGGCACGACGATCTGGGCTGCGGAGCGGTTCACGTCGAAGAAGTCCCGCGAGGACTGGGAGGAAGGCGACGAGTACTCCTGGTTCGAGGTCCTCCTCGACAACCCGCAGGCGTCGGAGCGCACCGGCTACATCAAGGCCCGCCACGTCGGCCTGGTGCAGGATGCCGGCCTGGACCTGAAGGTCGCGACTGCCTGACCCCTCAAGCCCCTCCCTCCCCACCTTTTCCATGCCACGGGCGGTGGGGAGGGAGGCTCAACCCTGCCCGTGGCCACACCCATTCTTGAAGGAGAAGTCCCGTGGCTGAGTTCAACGTCGACGACTTCGTGAGCGGCTTTCGCGCCGCAACAGCGAAGGTCACCATCTTCCAGCGCCCCGATCTCGCAGGCGAGATCAACCACCTCGACCGGCAGATCATGCTCCTCGAGTCCGACCGCGAAGAGGACGCGCCCCTGGGAGAGTCCGACGGTGCGGACGATCTCCGTGAGCAGCGGGACATGCTGACTCGTGAGCTGGAGGAGTCCGCACACACGTTCGTCCTGCAGGCACTGGGCCGTGAGCGTGTGGATGCGATCACGGAGGAAGCCAGGAAGGCATCCAAGGACCGTGCTGATGAGGCGGCGAAGAAGGCGCGTGCGTGGGCGAAGGAACAGCTTACCCGCGACGAGGAGAAGGACACGCAGACGATCAAGGACGCCATGCGCCAGGCCTCCCAGGCCGCGGCGCGGGCGATCATCTTCCACGAGGAGGGCCTCCACGTCCTCGCCGCGGCTCTCATCGACCCGGTGCTCACCGTTGACCAGATGCGCCGCATCAGCGAGGTCATGGGTGAGGGGCAGGTGCAGAAGCTGCAGTCCGCGTTCTACGAACTGACGTCGCGGGATCCGGAGGCGTCCATCCCAAAATCGTCAAGGAGTGGAACGAAGGACGAGGAGACCAGTCTCTGACTGAGGCCCGCACAGCCCGACAGTGGGGTGTCTCGCTGTCGGTGCTGCACGGGGAGAAGAAACCTCAGTCGAAGTGGACGTTCAAGGACCGCATCATCGCGATGGCCTTGACGGTGTACGAGCAGGGCATCTGCAAGGGATGCGGGCAGCCCCTCGCTCACACGACGGGGGATGACCCGCACAGCTACGAGGTGGAACTCCTCGAGTGCTCTGGGTGCAAGGAGCTGGAGGAGTTCGAGGGCAAGCCCGGTGCGGGCCAGCGCCCCTACCTCGTCCCCGAAGGCTGACTCACTCGGTCACGGTCGCAGTCACCCGTGCGTCGTCATCGCTGTCAATGAACCCGGTGCAGCTCCACGTGAATGATGACGGACCGCCGAAGCTGTTCGTGGCGGTCCCGGTGCCTTCAACCTTCCACGTGTTCCCGTCGCGATCCCCAGCGACCACACCGGTGTCTGTCAATGACGCGGAGGACGGGTCCTTGAGCTGCTGCTTCACAGCCGTGTAGCAGGCAGTCCCGACCTCCTCGGCCTCCTGCTCTTCACTCATCGGCGTCACTGAACCCCAGATCAGCAGGATCACGAAGAGCGCCACCAGCGTGAGCGGCGCCCAGATGCACCCGAGCTTGAGACACGAGTCGAATCCATCGTTCGCATTGTCTGACTTCTCGGGCTCTGCGTTATTGCTCGCGGGCGGGATCTTCTTGCTGCTGAATCGGCTACTCCGCCACTTCCTAGACAACGACTTCTCACCAGCCGTGTCTAGCCATTCCCGTTTTCTCTCCATACCCGAATAGTCCCATAGGAGGTCGTGTTGGAAACTCGCAGCCTCAAGGCCGTTCTCCGTGCAGAGGTCAATCACTTCAAGGCCGACATGGCCGCAGCGGGGAAGGCGGCAGAGGACGCTGCGAAGAAGACCGAAACGTCCTGGGACAAGTCGACATCCCGACTCGGCACTCTGACGAAGCAGGCCACCCAGTACAGCAGTGAGATGACCCAGGTCGGCACCGCCGTTGCAGGGTTCGGCGCGATCGTCGTCGGAGGGCTGGGCCTTGCAACGAAGGCCGCAGTGTCCTGGGAATCCGCATGGGCGGGCGTCCTCAAGACCGTCGACGGCACACCCCATCAGCTCGCGAAGATCGAGCAGGGCCTGCGGGACCTCGCCAAGACCCTTCCCGCCTCGCATGAAGAGATCGCCGCCGTCGCTGAGGCCGCAGGCCAGCTAGGCATCCAGACGGACAACGTCGTGTCGTTCACGAAGACCATGATCGACATGGGAGAGGCCACGAACCTCTCCGCTGAAGAGGCCGCCACCAGTCTCGCCCGGTTCATGAACATCATGGGTACGGGGCAGAAGGACGTCGGCAAGCTTGGCGCCGCAGTCGTCGGGCTGGGCAACAACTTCGCGACGACAGAGGCTGAGATCGTCGAGATGTCCATGCGCATCGCCGGTGCAGGACGGCAGGCCGGGATGTCCGAGGGTGACGTCCTCGGCTTCGCGACCGCACTCTCCTCGGTGGGTATCGAGGCGGAGGCCGGCGGTACCGCCATCTCGCAGGTGATGAAGCGGATGGGCAACGCCGTCGCTGACGGTGGCGACTCCATCAACGAGTACGCCCGCATCGCCGGAATGTCTGCGAAGGACTTCGCTGACGCTTGGGGCGATGACTCTGCGGGCACGATGGCCCGGTTCATCGCTGGGCTGCAGGGTGCGCAGGCGAACGGTGAGAACGTCAACGCGACGCTCTCCGATCTCGGCATCACGGGTATCCGCGAGTCGGATGCTCTGCTGCGTCTGTCGTCCGCGAACGACGTCCTCGTGTCGTCGCTCAAGATGGGCAATGACGAGTACGAGCGCGGCACTGCCCTCGCGGAGGAGGCAGCGAAGCGGTACGAGACGGCTGAGTCGCGGATACGCATGGCGGGCAATGCACTCAAGGACGCCGGTATCGAGATCGGCGCGACGTTCCTGCCGATGCTCGCGAACGCCGCAGATGCCGTCGTCTCGCTGACCGAGGCTGTCGATCGAGTCCCTGCCCCGGTTGTGAAGGTCGGAGCTGCACTCGCTGGGGTTGCGGGGACTGCCGCTCTCCTGGCTGGCGGAGCGCTCATTCTGATCCCGCGGCTGGCGGAGACCGTGACCGCTGTGACGACTCTGCGCACTGCGGCCGCTAACTCCACGGGCGTCCTGGGGAAGCTCAACGGCTCACTGGGTCGCCTCCGTGGGATCGCGACGACCGCCGCAGTCGGACTCACTGCAGTCGCGTTGGCAAGTCAGCCCCTCTCCGAGTGGGGAAACAAGGCCGTCGCCGCGACGGGCGCGCAGGCGGACGCGCTGCAGCTGCTGTCCGGGCAGATCGCGGCCAGCAAGATCGACATCTCGACGTTGAACGAGGCGTTCACCGATCTCGTCGCCACCAAGGGCGATCTTGGCGAGTTCGGCAATGCCGTCAACGAGGTCATCAACCCGAACGTGTGGGGCGTCATGGATGACGTGGTGACGGACGTGACCCGGGTCGTGTCCCTCGGCATGGTGGACATGCAGTCGAGCACCGAGCAGGCAAGGGAGCGGTTCTCCGCACTGGGCGAACAGCTTGCCCTCCTGCAGTCGACTGATGCCCCGGCGGCGCGTGCGTCATTCGAGCAGATGGTCGCGGCGACCGACGGAACTGCGGAGTCGGTGTCGAACCTTATCGACCTCATGCCGCCGTACAAGGACCAGCTGATCCAGCAGGCTCAGACTCTTGGGCTGACGACGGACAACGCGACGCTGGCGAAGATCGCGCTCGGAGAGATCCAGCCCCCGGATGCGGGCGTGCAGGGCGGCATTGAGGGCATCGGTGACGCTGCCGCTGAGGCCGGCCAGTCCCTCACGGACATGCTCGATGGGCTCCTCGCCCTGGGACTAGCGACGCTGTCCGAGCGTGACGCGCTCCGTGGCTACGAGGAAGCCGTTCGTGGGATCTCGGAGTCCATCAAGGAGAACGGCACCTCGATGGACATCACCACCGAGAAGGGATCCGCGAACCAGGCCGCGTTCGACGCGATCGCGGACGCTGGCATGCGCGCCGCGCAGTCGATGGCGGAGAACAATGCGTCGCAGAAGGAGGTACAGGGGCAGCTCCAGACAACATACGACGACCTGGTCACCGCGGCGGGGCAGTTCGGCAAGACGGGCGATGAGGCCGACAAGCTGGCCCGCGAGGTCCTGGGCATCCCTGATGGTGTGGACATCAAGACGTGGATGTCCGACTCGGCTGAGACGCAGGCGAAGAACACCGCCGATGCGGTGAACAAGATCCCGACGAGCGTCACGGTCAAGGTCGACATGGTGACCGACTCCAAGGTGACCAACATGCACTCCGAGTTGCTGAACCCAAACCGGTCCAGCAACTCGGGACCCCTGTATCGTCCGTCGCCAGGCCAGCCAGGCCCATGGAAGCCTCGCGCTGCGGGCGGTATCGACTACTTCGCAGCTGGCGGGTTCATGGACCCCATCGCGCAGATGGTGCCCCCGAACACTTGGCGCGTCGTCGGTGACCGTTCAGATGTGCCGGAGGCGTTCATCCCGCTGGACGGTTCGGCGCGATCGCGGCAGATCCTGCTGGAGACGATGCGCCGCATGCCCGGCATTGACTTCATGGCGCAGGGCGGTGTCTCCTCGGCACGGCGTCGACTGTCGGACGCGGAACGCGATCTCGAGCGGATCCAGAAGCGCGGGCAGACGACGACGGCGGAGGACCGCCGGCGTGAGGCCGCCCAGAAGCGTGTCGAGCAGGCGCGTGAGGCTGTGCGGCGTGCTGAGGAGCGCCAGCGTGAGGCTGATCGCAGGGCGGAGGAAGAGCGGGCCCGCCGTGAGCGTGTGGCGGGTCTGCGTACCGATCTCCGTACGGATGTGCGGCGGGGGAGCATCCGTGACCAGGTGACCGGGTCGCTCAGCGGCGGGTACTCCGCGGTCGATCGGCTGTTCGGTCTGGGTAAGAACGAGGACCTGTCGAAGAGTGCTCGCAATGTGGCGACGACGCGTGCCCGGAAGTTCGAGTCTGATCTGAAGCGCCTCTACTCGCAGGCAGAGCGAGTCGAAGAGAAGCTGAAGACGGCACAGGACAAGGCGAAGGAACTCGAGGGCATCCAGTCGTCCGTCGCGAGCTCCATCACCAGCAAGGCCTTCGACCTCGACGTCACCTCCCAGTGGTCTCAGAACGCCCGCGGTGTGTGGACCCAGACCAGTGGCGTGTCCGGTGTGCGCACGAACGCCGCCGCAGCCGCCGCGCGGGCAAAGGCCCTCATGCAGAAGCTCGGACAGCTGCAGAAGATGGGGTACTCCGGCGCGATCCTGCATGAGGTCGCGCAAGCCGGGTCGATCGAGGCGTCCATCGAGATGGCGGACGCCCTCCTCGCAGGCACCGGCGCCGACGTGAAGTCGATCAACGCGTCCTACGCGAGCATCGAGAAGTACGCGGCCCAGGCCGGCAAGTACGTCACCGGCGGGTTCTACAAGGGTGGCGTCGACGCCGCGCAGGGTGTCGTGAAGGGGCTCGAGTCCCAGCAGGCGAACATCGAGAAGCAGATCGCCGCTCTGGCCAAGGGCATGGAGGCCGTGTTCAAGCAGGTGCTTGGCATCCGCTCACCGTCTCGGGTGATGGCGGAGTTGGGTGTGTTCACGGCTGAGGGGCTGGCGCAGGGCATGCTGTCGGGCCAGTCAATGGTCGCGGACGCCGCGTCCACCTTGGCCGGTTTCGCTGTCCCGAACCTCCGCTACGACATCGACATGTCCGCGAACCCCGTGGTGGATGCGGACGCGATGGCTGCGGGTGCGGCGATGCAGGACATGTCCGCGATCACGCTCGCGTCGATGATGGAGATGCGTACTGCGGTGTCGGATGGGTGGGCGTCGATGCTCACCGACACGTCCGCGAAGCAGTTCTCGATGCGGGACATCACAGCCCAGCAGCAGGAGCAGATGCGGGCGGTCGTCCTCGGCAAGCAGACGGAGTCCCGCACGGCTGTGGCGACACAGCAGGAAGCCATGCGGGCTGTCATGGCGGACAAGCAGACGCAGATGCGTGACCGCAACCGGGCTGAGTTCGAGTCGATGCGTGTGACGACGGGCGAGAAGCTCACCTCCATGCGGTCCGCGTCGAACACGACGATGACCGGGCTGAGTGGCGACTACTCCGGTCACATGGGCGTGCTGAAGGAGCACAACCGGTCGGCGCATTCGATCATGGAGGACACGTCGAACGAGGCGTTCCGTGGCATCCGGTCGGGCATGAACACGCAGATGCGTGAGGCTCGGCCGGAGCTGGGCGGGAAGATGAACTCCCTCATCGACGTCCTCGCCAAGTTCACGTCGAGCGTGAACAAGGCGTTCGGTGACGTCGGGGTCGATCTGTCGTCGCCGCAGAAGCTCTCGTTCTACACGGGTGGCGTCATGCCCGGATACACGCCGGGTCGGGACGTGCACTCCTTCTACAGCCCGACCGCCGGCTCGCTGTACCTCAGCGGTGGCGAGGCCATCATGAGGCCGGAGTTCACCCGCGCAGTCGGTGGGGAACGGGGCGTGAAGGAGCTGAACGATGCTGCGCGTCGCGGGGATCATGAGCACCTGGATCTCGCCATGCACTTCGCTGACGGTGGCGTCATGCCGTCTTCCGCGCCCAGGCGGGGCGTGAACGCGTTCGCAGACTCCGGTGTGTGGCGTGGCCTGTGGTCGATCGTGAAGGGCGCATTCCCGCAGTCGCGACTCACGTCTGCCTACCGTGGCGGGTCCCGCACAGCGTCCGGCAACTCCTCCTACCACTCGCGTGGCATGGCCGTGGATCTCGCCGGACGATATTCGATGGATACGTCCACGATGGGGCAGATCGCCAGCTGGCTGATCGGGAACTACGGCAACAGCAACGAGATCATCTACTCCCCGCTGAACGGGCGGCAGATCAAGAACGGCCGCAACTACATGTACACGGGCGCGGTCCGGTCCATGCACTACAACCACGTGCACTGGGCGAACAGGAACGTTCCGGGTGGTGCGACGGGTGGTCCTGCAGGTGCGTGGGATGGGGATGTGTTCATCCCGCACCCGTTCCTCGATCGTGCTGGCGTGTCCGCTGGTGGGGATCTCGAGAAGGCGTACGAGCGGGCTGCTCGCAAGCAGGTTAGCTCGATCATCAACAAGCACACCGGCCAGCTCAGCGGGGGCGGATTCTCCCGGCAGCTCGGCACGGGCATCATGAACGCGACCCGTGACGGCCTCATCAAGAAGGCCACCGATTACGGGAAGTTGATGGGTGACGGGGGCATCCCCGGTGCCGCGAACGGGCCTGTGAAGCAGATGGCTCGCGAAGTCCTGGAGAAGATGGGGTGGGGCGACCAGTGGTCGGATCTCGACTGGCTGGTCACGAAGGAGTCGGGGTGGAACCCGAACGCCCAGAACCCCACCAGCACCGCCTACGGCCTGTTCCAGTTCCTCAACAGCACGTGGGGCTCGGTCGGTGCGACCAAGACGTCAGATCCGCTGAAGCAGATCCAGGCGGGCCTGAAGTACATCCAGCAGCGCTACGGCGACGTCAGGGGTGCACGCAGGTTCTGGGAGCGCAACAACTGGTACAAGGACGGCACCAAGAACGCGAAGTCCGGGTGGGCTGTCGTCGGGGAGGAAGGCCCCGAGCTGGTCAACCTCGGTGGGGGAGAGCGGATCGAATCGAACCGCAACACCCGCGCCGCCCTCGCCGCGAACCGCACTTTCCTGCCCGCCCAGTCACAGCAGATCGACTTCGACAAGCTCGGGCACGCGATCGCGAAGGCACTCCCGAACCAGGACATCGCCGCCGCACTCAACGGGGCGCAGATGACCCTGAACGTCGACGGGAAGGCGATGACTGGGTTCGTGCACACAGCGGTCGCGTCGGGCTATTCCGAGTCGAAGTCTCGCCTGTCCAAGTCCTCATCGAAGGTAGGTGCCCGCTGATGCTTGGCAACGGACAGTTCGACATCGCCGGATACCGGTTCGGGTGCGACACCCCCACGAAGGTCCTCACGCTGCAGACGGGCGGACTGTCATGGCGGGTCCAGGACCAGGAGAACCCTGTCGGTGATGGGGTGTGGTTCGGATCGGACTATGTCGATCCGGAACCGGTCGAGATGGACATCAGCGTCACCGGCAACACCCCCAGTGAGGCGCGGCAGGAGTTGGGCAGGTTCGCGAGGGCCTGGCACTCGTTCAAGCGGGACACTCCGGGCGCCGTGACCGCTCTTCGGTATGGGCTGCATGGGGAAGAGCGCGTCGTATACGGCCGGCCTCGGGACTTCACGTTCGATGAGACGACCCTCTACTCGCAGCCGCGAACCCGCGGGACTGTCCTGTTCGAGCGCGCCAGCCACTTGTTCTACGGGCCCGCCCGTGAGCTGCCGCTGACGATCACTCCCGGCCAGGCCGGAGGGCTCGTCTACCCGATCGTCTTCCCGTGGGGGACGGTGCAGGGCGGCGTCCGGCAGGGCGTGATCGAAGACGGTGGCGGCACGGTCGCGACGGACGACGTCGAGCTGACGATCCGCGGGCCGATCGCCCGCCCCGTCGTGTCCGGCCCCGGCTGGTCGATCTCCCTGGACTTGTCGCTGGCGTGGGATCAGGCGGTCACGATCAGCGCTCGCCGCAGGACGGCGCTGCGCGAGAACGGTGGCTCTGTGGCTGGGCGTCTGTCGCGGCGCACGCGCCTGTCGGACATCCGGATCCCGCCGGGCCCGTCGGAGATCAAGTTCGCGGGTGAGGACACCACTGGCACATCACAGCTGCTCGTCTCCTGGCGACCGGCGTACGAAAGCATCTGAGGAGAGACGTCATGGCATTGCAGGGAGTTCCGTGGGCGATCGGCGGATCCGGAGAGACGGACGAGAACGGCGTCCCGATCGGCGCGCACAACACGGTCGAGGGTGCCAGGCGTGCCCTGTATGACGCGACGGGTGGGGCGCGAGGCGTCACGAACCCGACTGACATGGTGGTGACGGAGCTGCCGGTGCCGGGGAACGCGGTGCGTGTGCACACGGGCTCCTGCAAGTCCCCGAACGACTACCCGGGTGGTGGCGCGCAGTCGTACTCCGGGTGGGAGATGTCGTCGACGGACGTCCCCGTCACGACCACCGGCAGCTCGGGCACGCGCATCAACTTCCTGGTGTGGCGGGTCGATGACCCCCAGTACGCGGGGCAGGCTCCGGCGGATGTGGTCAACGGTCCGTACAACCGGTACGTATGGCTGCCCAACAACCCGTACACGTCGCCTCCGGCGTTCCCGCATGTGCCGCTGGTCCGGCTGGAGCAGCCGGCTTCCACCTCGACGATCACGAACAAGATGCTGACGGACATTCGGGAGGTCGCGAACCCGCGCCGCGAGGAGCACGTGTTCGGGCGTCCGCGAGTCCTCGCTGACTCTTCTGCGGGGTCGACGCTGACCGTCAGGCACGCGGCCGGTGGCGAGTACTTCCCCGGCGGCGACGGCAGTCCGAATCAGTTCCGGGTGCCGGTCCCGTCATGGTGCAACCGGGTAATGATCGACGCGCAGTGGATGGGTGTCCGCTATCAGGCGGGTCGCAGCGTGTACGGCAACTACTGGGTGGAGTTCGGCGACGAGTACCGGGACCGGACGTGGCCGGGGAACCGGCAGTGGGAGTTCGGGACGCAGATCTTCGCGTTCAACTCCCCGGACTCGGGAGACGCGTCGCGCGACAACTGGCCTCTCATGGACGGCCTGGTGATGCCGGCGAAGCTGCGCGGTAAGACGGTCACGTTCGCGTTCAAGGCATCCCTGTCCGCAGGGTCGGATCTGGGCGTGTCGATGGATCAGCTTGGCGGGCTGGGGATGCGGTTGACGTTCGCGCAGACCGCGATCCGCGGTGATGAGGCGTTCTGATGACCGAGTGGCGGTTCATCGCTTCCCGCCTCGACGGGACCGGCGGTGAAGACTTCATCGACTTCGACCTGCCGCTGGATGAGCCGGAGGTGCATCAGGTCCTCAACGGGCCCGGCGGGCTGACCGCGTCGATTCCGCACGAGCACGCCCACCTGCGCGTCGATGGGGCGCCGGTGTTCGTGCCGTGGTCGACGGCGATCTACGCGGAGGCGTCTGGTGTCATCCGTGGTGGTGGCATCCTCACGGACCCGGTCGAGGAGGGCCCCAAGCTGTCCCTGGATTGTGTGGGGTTTCCGGGCTACCTCGGCGGGACTCGCTACACGGGCATCCGGTCGATCGAGCGTGGGGACCCCCTCAAGGTGTCCCGGCATCTGTGGGAGCACACGCAGGCCCGCAAGAGCTTCGACCTCGGAGTCGAGTTCGTGGGTGCGTCCTCGTCGCGGGAGATGTTCATCGGTGACGACGACGTCCCACCGTCCGCGACCCCGCAGAAGGTCGACCCCTACGAGCTGAACTACTGGTCCACCCACGACCTCGCGAAGGAGTTCGATCACCTCGCGGAGCTCGCCCCGTTCGAGTACCGGATGGAGCATGCGTGGGATGGCGACCGGATCCGTCACCGCCTCCGCTACGGCTACCCGACACTCGGGGCCCGCCGCACGGATTTGCGGTTCGTTGTCGGTGAGAACGTCCTCGAGATCCCCAAGATCGAGATGCCGGGTGAGGAGTACGCCTCCCACGTCATCGTCCTGGGGGCGGGCGAGGGCCGGTCGATGATGCGCGACGAGCAGTCCGTCACGACGGGTCGCCTCGGCCGCGATGTGGTCGTCTCCGACAAGACGATCACGACCCCCGCGCAGGCGAAGGCCCGCGCCCAGGCGGAGCTCAAGGCTCGCACCGGCACGCCGGACGTCACGGACCTGCAGGTCATCCAGCACCCGAACGCCGTGCTGGGCTCCTACCAGGTGGGCGACGAGATCGCCCTGACGACGGCGGGCGGGTGGACGGATGAGCGGGACCTGTGGGTGAAGATCCTCGGCATCCAGATCACACCCGGGACTGATGTGACGACGCTGCAGGTACGACGAGCAGAGAAGGTGAACTGACGATGGCGAACCCTCTCGACCCGATCGTCCGCGACCTGGCTGAGGTGAAGCGGCAGCTCGCCGGCCGCTCCCAGCTGAACCACTCCTCGCTCGAGAACACAGCGATCCCCGTCTACGACGGCGACGGCACGGAGCGGCTGCGGATCGGCGCGCAGGACGACGGCACCCACGCCATCGTCTACGTCCAAGGGCCCCCACCCCCGCGCCCGACCGCCCCGGTCGTGAGCGTGGACGGCCCGGTCGTCCGCGTCCGCTGGGACGGCATCCTCATGGGCGGCCACATCCCCGAAGACTTCGCCCGCATCGACGTGCACTTCGCGCTCGCCTCCGAGGATCTCGAGGATGCTTCGGCGGTGCGGGGGAACCTCGCGACCTCGGCGGGGAACGAGACCGTGCTGGCCGCGACGCAGACCGGCACGTACCGGGTGGGGTTGGTGGCGATGTCGCAGTCACGCGCCCGCTCGGAGATGTCCGATGTGGTCGAGGTCGACGTGACGCTGGTCGACATTGAGGGTGCTCTGGACGCGGTGGTGGAGAACGCTCGCGGCGGATCGAACCACTACACGCCCACTCCGCCGCCGGGACTGGATCATGGGCCGGATGATCTGTGGTTCGACACGAGCGTCGACCCGGAGACGGGTCTCACCTCGTATGAGGCGCACCGGTGGGATGAGGATGCCCAGGAGTGGGTGTCGATCGGTGATCAGCGCACGCAGGCGATCCAGGACGCGCAGCGCGAGTTCGAGTCGGTGGTGACGCAGGAGCTGTCCGATGTGCAGCAGGCGGCGGCGGGAGCCCAGTCGACAGCGGATGACGCGGCCGCGGCGGCTGGGACTGCCCAGTCGACAGCGAACACGGCCCGCGCTGAGGCGGAGTCGAAGGCGGCGGCGGCACAGCAGGCCGCGGAAGCTCATGCGGAGGCAGTTGCTGAGTCTGAGCGGTTGGCGGCGATCGCGGCAGCGTCGGATGACGCGACGGCGAAGGCGGCCGCGGCTCAGGCTGCAGCGACGGCGGCGGCCGCACTGGATGCGAAGACGAAGGCGGATGCTGCGCAGGCGGCGGCGGAGGCGAAGGCCCAGACCGCGCAGAACGCGGCCGATGCCGCTCAGGCCGCGGCGGATGACGCACGGCAGCGAGCAGACGCGGCTCATAGCGCGGCGGGGTCGGCGTCAGAGGCGGCTGAGGCGGCGATGCAGGCGGCGACGCACAACGCGAAGAACCTGTGGTCCACGTCCGACCCGTCTGGTACTGCGCCGCGGGGCACGATCTGGTTCAAGATCGACCCGACCACGAGGAACGTGGTCGGGCAGTGGCAGCAGACCGCGGGCAGCGATACGGCGTTCGGGTCGAACTGGGAGAGGCGCCAGCTCAACGACGCTCTGTTCGACAACATCGACGCGGGGAAGATCGGGACGGGGTATCTCGACGTCGCGAAGCTCATCCGCGCCGGCGCGATCCAGGCCGACAAGATCCTCGTCGGTGGTGCTGGGAACTTGCTGACGAACCCCGGGTTCATCGGCGGCGGCGCGGGGTGGAACCTCTCGTCTTACAACCCGCAGATCTCTGCGTCGGGTGGGCCTACGGGTGAACCAGTCTTGTCGATTCAGCACTCTGATCCGAATGGCGCCGTGTTTCCTTACCTGGGCGGACTGGTGCAGTCAGTCGCAGGGTCGTTCGCTCCCGACCTCGCAGCGGTCGAGGTGGGCAAGCGGTATTCGGTGTCCGTGTGGGTGCGAGCAGACGTGGACATTCCTGTCGGCAATGCGGGCATGGGATTCCGGCTGCGTGAGCTGGGGTCCGCAACCCTGGGGTGGGCAAACCCGGCGACGGCTACGAACCGCGCTGTTGTCCCAGCGAACACGTGGGCGAAAGTCGAGGGAGAGGTACTGGTGCCAAGTACGGGCACCTGGAATCGGCTCGCGTTCGGGTTGCGCGCTAACGGCGCACTGAACGGTCGCCGCGTCGAGTTCTCGGCCCCTGTCATGCTGCCGATGGTCGGTGGCACTCTCATCGAGCCGAACTCGATCAACACGCCGCACATCCTCGCGGGGGCGGTCACCGCCGAGTCGGGCATCATCCAGTCGATCGACGCGGGTGTGATCACGGTCGGGTTCATGCACGGCGCCCGGATCGCCGCGGGCACCGTCGACACGGAGCAGTTGGCGTTCGGGGCGGCAACGGGCGACATCCTCGCCGTCGACGCGCTCGACTTCAAGAGTGCGCGGGGCCTCGACATCCGTTCCTCGTCGTTCCGTGCGGGTGACACCGTGGAGATCACGGAGGATTTCGGGATCCGCCAGTTCGGGCCGGACGGTGCCCTGAACGTGAGCCTGCCGTCTGACGGCAGCGAGGCGCAGTTCCGGGGCGACCTGTCCGCCCGCACCCTGACGGCGACCGGGCGTATGGCGATCCAGGGACCCGGCGCGATCGCATCCGGTGGTGTCCTCGAGCTCGAGTCGGGTGTGGTGCCACCGACGGCGGCCCCGCAGATCACGAACGTCTGGGACCGCACCGCGTTCCCGCCGCTGGCGGAGGGCGAGTCGCCTGCTGGGCTGGCATGGGCGGATGGGCATTTCTGGCGGTGCGTCACCACCTCAACCCCACTGTCGGAGGGTGGCCGTGTCCGCATCGAGAAGATCACCCCCACCGGGCAGCTGGCTGGTGGGTGGGACACGTCGTTCCGTGTGCGCGTCAACGGCATCACCATCCTGAACGGGGAGCTGTACGTGCTCGCTGCGGGGCTGTCGAAGTCCGGCGACGGGTCGACTCCGACGAGACCTCGCATGGTCGTCGTCTACAGCCTCGCTGGGGTGGAGAAGCGCCGGTGGGAGTACCCCTCGTATGGGACGGGCACCTACCAGCCGGGCATCGGCAACGACGGCTCCCGCATCGTGATCGCGCAGTCGTGGGTCACCGGCCTCCACACGTACCGGTCGTACAACCCGACGACGGGTGCACTCGTCCAGCAGTACGACACCAACTTCGTGATGAAGTCGGACGTCACCCAGATCCTGTTCGGGGAGTTCGACTACGGGGACGGGCGGAAGAAGATCATCGCGCAGCAGCGCACTGATCTGATGCCGTTCGTCTGCTACGACGAGGCGGTCACCGCGCCTGATGATGTCGCCCGCTCCTGGTACGCAGCGGACATGCGTGAGCCGGTGGGGCTCGCATGGGACGGGGCCCGGTTCCACTCTCTCGATGGGCAGGGCAACCTCGTCTCGTACGAGTCGGGAACTGCGGATCGTTTCGTGGGTGACAACGGGGACGACTGGTGGGGCGCTATGCGCTGGCGGACGGGGACCCTGGGGACTCCTGTGGGGCCGGTGACGAGGTTTCGATACCTCCACCGATCGGCACTGCTGTGGACCCTGGGGGACGTCCCGGATGGGGTCGCGGAGGCATCTTTCTGCTTCGCGAAGAAGAGCAGTGTGCCCACCCGCACGGATCTGCACGCGGTGATGTCGTCGCCTGCTTCCGCCAGAACTTCCAGAGGTCGGTACCTTCCGCGCTGGTGGGAAACCTACGCGAACCCTCCTGAGCAGAACTCGTTCCCCAACGACAGCCCAGGTGAGATCCGGTCCTCGATCGGCACATACCGGGTCGACGGGACGGGTGCAGGCGAGTGGGGGCCGTACTCGTTCCTCGCGGACGGGTCTGTGCGGGGCGCGGGGACGGTCATCACCGGTGAGGTGTCGCACCCGACCATCACCGCCGGCAACCTCAACAGCCATGACGTCACCGTCACGTTCCCCGCGGGCAGGTTCACCACCCCACCGGTCATCATGCTGTCCCACACGAACGGGCTCGTGAGCCCGGTCCCCGCGTCCGGCACGATCACGAAGGACAGCTTTCAGCTGCGCGTGTGGAATCCGCACGAGACCCGCAACGCCGGTTCCGGCACTGTCTACTGGGCGGCGATCGAGAGGGAATGATGCACGCGACCTGCCACACCCCTGCCTGTGAGAACGCGGAGACGCCGATCCCGATCCCTGCTGATCCGGGTGACGTGGTCTGCGGCCCGTGTGGGCAGCCGATCACCGACCTGACCGCCACCCCACCCGCACTGCCCGAGGAGATGCCGACATGGGAGCTATAACCGACGCGACCGACGAGGAGCTCGCGAAGTACGCGGCCGCGATCCGGGCGGAGCAAGACCGGCGCCGCACGCTGGCCCAGGCGGAGACACAGATGGCGGACCTCAACCGGCGCTACCTCGACGCGCAGGGCCTCAGGCCGGGGGATCCGTGGCGGCAGCCGTCCGGCGCGCATGACTCCTACCCGAAGGGATGGGAGGCCACCCACGACGGCCACGACTGGATCTCCGACCACGACGGCAACGCGTGGGAGCCCGGCGTCGCCGGATGGACACAGAAGGTCGAGGAGGGCGAGATCCCGGAGTGGGTGCAGAAGCACGCCGGCGACGACCTCTACATGACCGGCGACATGGTGCGCTTCGAGGGTGACGTGTACCGGTCGCTCATCGACAACAACTCGTGGTCGCCGACCGCGTACCCGCAGGGATGGGAGAAGGCCTCATGATGCCCCGCAAGGCAGCCCGGCGACGCCGCATCGAACGATGGTTGCGAGCCGCCGCGTTCGTCGTGTTCATGACCGCCGGCGGCTTCTTCATCCTCGCCCCACCCATGTCCAGCAGCGACTTCTTCAACTCCTCCATCCCCGCGATCGCGTGGGGCGCAGTGTTCTTCATCGGCGGCGCGCTCGCCCTGCGCGGCATCCTCGCGAAGACGCCACACCTCGAGCAGCTCGGGGTCAGCCTGGTCGTCATCGCCGGCATCGTGCTGACCATCAACCAGAGCGCGCTCATGTTCGAGGAGCCGATCACGTGGACGCGGGGAGGAGGTACCGCCGCGTACGCAGCCTTCACGCTCCTCGCTGGGTCGCTCATCCCCGGCATTCGGGACCGGGTCGAGGTCGTGAGCCTCGCCGCTGACATCAGTAAGGAGCGCACGGATGGACTCTGAGCTCCTCAAGATCCTCCTCGGTGGCGGTGGTGGTGCGGGTGTCGTCTACGTCGTCATCGACTACTTCAAGCACCGGCGGAAGGAACGGGTCCTCGACGAGGACACCGCCCTGTCGAGGCTGCGCGACGACTACGAGCGGAAGGAGCGGGAGGCGGCGAAGGCGTGGCGGCTCGTGCAGTGGTTCCGCTACCACTACCCGATGCTGTGGCACGCCTACATGCAGACCCCGGACGCGGAGAAGGACCGGTTCCCTCCGACTCCACCCCCCGAGATCGACAACTGACCGACCACAACCACAGGCCTCGCCCACCAGGGCGGGGCCACTCGCATTCAGGAGGAGCACATGAGCGCGAACCCGCACGGAGCCGTCCCTGACGGCGACGAGTACATCGAGATCCCGGACGACACCGAGACCGACATCGACGGGGAGCACCCGGACGGGGACTACCCGCAGGACATCTACAACGACGACGAGTACGAGGACGACGACGTGGAAGCGGCCGTCCCCGAGGACGAGGAGGCCTGACCATGGCGACGATCCATTCTCGTAACGTCTGGACCAGCACCCCCGCGGGCGGGTCTCCGATGAACACGTCCCGATCGCGGGGCATCGTGGCCCACTACCCCGCGGCAGGCCGGGACATCGGCGTGCTCACCCTGGCGCAGGAGGCATCCCGACTGCGCGGCTGGCGCAACTACCACGTGACCGGGCGCGGCTGGGCTGACCTGGGCTACAACTACGCGATCGGGCAGTCAGGGAGGATCCACACGGGCCGCGGCCTCCGTGTCGGTGCGCACGCGACCGGCCACAACTCGACGACCGTCGGCGTGCTGTTCATCGTCGGTGACAACGAGGAGCTGACGCAGGCGGCTCGGGATGCGTTCAAGGCACTCCGGACGTACCTCCGCAAGAAGGGCGTGGGTGCGGGCGTGTGGGGCCACCAGCAGATGAGCGGTGCGTCCACCCGATGCCCCGGCCCGTACATCATGGGCGACATCCGTGCGGGTCGACTGTCGGGCGGTTCCGGCGCAGCGGCCCCCGGCGGTGGTGGCTCGACGTACAAGACGGTGAACGCGACCGCGCCGCTCGGGCTGTACGACAAGGACCCGAAGACCGGCCACACCCGCATCGCGGATTGGCAGGAGGACGCCCTCGGCTACACCGGGAAGGCCGCGGACGGGAAGTTCGGGCCGAACACGGACCGGGACACCCGCGCCCTGCAGCGGCAGCTCGGGGTGAAGGACGACGGACTCGTCGGCAAGGACACGATGGCGGCGTGGGAGAAGGCCCGGCGGCCCAAGCTGGGCGACAAGAGCAAGGGCGGCGGATCCAAGCCGAAGCCCGCCCCCAAGCCGTCGGGGAACGTGCCCGGTCCGGGCCACAAGTTCCCCTGGCCGAAGGGTCACTACATCGGCCCCAAGGAGAACTCGAACCGCTCCCACTCGGGGTTCTACGACCGCACCGCGAGCGGGCGGACGGACCGGCAGTGGATCAAGGAGTTCGTCACCCAGCTCGGCCGACGCGGCTGGAACATCGGCAAGGGCAAGACGTGGCTGACCCGGTTCGGTAACGACGGCCTGTACGGGGACGAGCTCGAGGCGCTCATCCGGGCGTTCCAGAAGGCCCAGGGCCTCACCGTCGACGGGTACGGCGGCATCGACGTGTGGAACGAAGCATTCCACGAGCCCGTCACGTGAAGCACGCCCTCCTCGCAGCCGCCGGGGTCATCCTCGGCGTCTGCTGGGCGGCCGTCGCCGCGGGCGTCATTCTCCTGTTCGTCATCACCTGAAAGGACTGCCTCATGGCTACCAACTCGAAGACAAGCCCCAAGGTCACCGCTGCTGGGATCAGCTCCGGAGCGGTCGTTGTTCTCGTCGCGATGCTCATGGCGATCACTCCCGAGATGCTGGATTTCGCGGGCCGGTGGACGCCGGTCATTTACGCGGCAGTGCCCGCCCTGGCGGCGGTCCTCGGCGCGTACACGAAGCGCGACCCGGACCGGGAGCACGACCTGACTCCACCGCCGGACGACTACGAGCTGCGGTACTGACCCCAACTCGAGGCGCCCCCCGACCAACGTCCGGGGGCGCCATACACAAACAGCGTAGAAATT